TGCTTCATTTATAGAAGAAAACCCACCTGTAGACCGAGTAACAGCGGTAAACACTGAACCAGATCTATTATTGGATATGTATTTCAGATTTAAAACAGCAAGACCAATGCCTACATATTCAGTACCAGCATTATTGAGTCATTTCTAATGGATCCCGTAGTCGCTGCAACACTTGCAGCACCACTTGTAGGTGACTATTTAAAAGGTAGATATGCTAAAGCCAGAGCGCAAGATCAAATGCGCTTTCAAGAAAGAATGTCTAATACAGCTTATCAAAGAGCTATGGTAGATATGAGAAAAGCAGGTCTTAACCCTATTCTTGCAGGCAAATTAGGAGGAGCATCCACGCCACCTGGGGCGATGGCTGCTGTTCCAGACTTTGGAAGTACAACAGCAAAATCTATTGCAACACATAATTTAAAAGAACTTCAACAAGCTCAAGTTCAACAATCTACTGCTAATGCAAAAAAAGCTCAAATTGAGTCAGATAACGAGTATTTAAATCATTTGTTATATACAGGTAAACTACCAGAAGGTTTTACTGCACCTGTACAATTTAAAAATAAAGCTGCTAATTTAGCTGGAAGTGAACTTTACGAGGCTATTAAAAACCGCTTTTTTAGAACAAATAAATCCTCTGCTAAAGACAATATCTCTCCTCGAATTAAAGGAGAGATAATATCAATGGGGCGACGATTAACAGACCCCAATTATAAACCAACCAGAAAATCAAAAGTAAAAAACATAACTTCAACACGGCAACGTTTCCGTAACTATTATACTTCTCCAGAAAGATGGTACAATCAATGACAAAAAAATCAACAGTAATTGAATTTAAAACACCTTATTTAAACCCACCTACTAGGTGTTGGTTTGAAACTACAGGCGAAAGCATGACTCAACAACATTTCGCAGAAGAAAGCGAAATAAACAATATACTCCGTTCTCATGATAAAAACGGAGTAATTGAGCATATACATAGAGGTAATGCCATATACGCTGATTTCAGCGGAATAACAGACTTGAGTGATGCTTTGCATCAAATAAAAGAAGCTCAAGAAGAATTTCTGAATGTTCCATCAGAAATTAGAGAAAAATTCCAAAACGATGCAGGACAATTTTTCAAATTCGCAAGTAATCCAGAAAACTTGCCAGAATTAAGAAAGATGGGTTTAGCAAACCCAGAAGAATCGGTAGCTATGCCTACCGATAACCCTGCTAATCCTGTGGCTGTAGACCCCCAAAAGTCGGAAGCGCAGGATTAGCGCACGTATTACTACTTGATGTAATACGTGCTAACTGACACCAAACTAGAAAGAGGTACAAAATGTATAGAAAAAAAATGCGTAGAAGCAAAAGCAGAAGAATCTTTAAAAGAACTGCATCACGAGTACATAGAAAAAATCATATCAAGCCAATGCGCGGAGGTTACAGAATCTAAATGCCATGTTATAATCCTCTAGTGGCATGGAACTATGAGGGTAAAATGGTATTTAACCCTCCTCCCACACACAGAATAAATAAACCTTATAATTTACCTTGTGGTAAATGTATTGGTTGTAGATTAAACTACGCTCGAAGTTGGGCTTTAAGATGCCAACTCGAAGCTCTCTCACACAAAGATAATTGTTTTATAACGTTAACGTTTAATAACGAAGAATTGCACAAAAGACAAAACCCTTGGTCTGTTGATGTACAAGACTTTCAACTTTTTATGAAAAAGTTTAGAAAGCGTTACAATAAACAAATTAGGTTCTTTCACTGTGGTGAATACGGTGAAAAAACCTTTAGACCTCACTATCATGCACTAATATTCGGACATGATTTCAGAATTAAAACATCAAATAATAATGTAAAAAAATACGGATCAGATAAGTATCCATTGTACGAAAGTACAGAACTAACTACCCTGTGGGGGAGGGGACATACTACAGTAGGCGAATTAAATTTCGATACTGCAAGTTATACTGCGAGATATGTAACTAAAAAAATTAAAGGTGATGCTACAAATATACATATAAACCCTAATACAGGAGAGGTGTCAGAAATAAACAACGTTTATTGCACCATGAGCAGAGCGAATGGAATAGGCTATGATGCCTATCAAAAATATAAACACAACTGGTACCCTAACGATTTTATCGTTAATGGAAATGGTATAAAAATGAAACCCCCTCGATACTTCGATGACTTATACAAAGAAGAATACCCAGAAAAAATGGAAGCTATAAAAAAAGCAAGAAAAGAAACACTTGATTTTGTTGATCAAAATCCCAGAGACCCTAAATATAAAAGATTAAAAGACATTGAAAATGTCAAGCAACTTAAGCTAAAAGAATGCTTAAGAGAATTAGACGCTTGACAACTGCCTTAAAAATAACATACCCTTATATTAAATATTATGTAAGTTTTTAAATAATATATATAAAACAGCGACTTATAAGGCTTTGCCTTATTTTGTCATAATTTAAACAATAAAAAAACATGGAGCATAGACATGGCAGATAAAAAACTACTCTTTTCAATATACGATGACGTAACAAAAATGTATGAGCCACCTTTTGTCGATATTAACAAAGGTTCAGCAATGAGGCGAATTCAAGACCTTATGCAATCAAATCCTCAAAGCCCTTATTCTAAATTCCCAGACAATTTCACTTTAATGAATATAGGAGAATTTACAGAAGAAACAGGTCTTATATTTCAAGATACATTAGAACATGTCGTTGATTTAAAAGAAATACAACCAACAAAGGAATAAAAAATGAGTATCTTTGGAGCAAGCGGACATCAACCAACAACATTAAGCAAAGATTTTAGCAGAGCGCCTAGAGCTGATATACAAAGATCAGTATTTAATAGAGATCATGGTTTAAAAACAACTATTGACGCAGGATATTTATATCCAATATTCTACGACGAAGCACTGCCTGGAGATACTTTTCAACTTACAGCTAACGGTTTTGGACGTTTAGCAACCCCTATTAATCCATTCATGGATAATTTATATATTCAAACTTTCTTTTTTGCCGTCCCTTTTAGAATAATATGGGACAATTGGGAAAAATTTTGTGGAGAACAAGTCAATCCCGGCGATAGCACAGATTATCAAACACCACAATTACAAAGTGTTACAGTAGCCGAAAGTACTTTATTTGATTACTTCGGTATCCCAACACAGGTAGCTGGTATCAGCTTTAATAATTTCTGCGGAAGAGCTTATAACTTAATATGGAACGAATGGTTTAGAGACGAAAACCTTCAAAACAGTTTAACCGTTGATAAAGGCGATGGTCCAGATACTTTATCAGACTATGTATTACAAAAAAGAGGTAAAAGACACGACTATTTCACTAGTGCTTTACCATGGCCTCAAAAAGGTACTAGTATAGCTTTACCTTTAGGAACAACAGCAGATGTAAAATATGATACCTTTAGTGGTGGAACAGCAACAGGCGATTATGTAGTAGCGCTTGGACAATCATCAGATTCTTTTTATCAATCCCCAACTAAAGGAACACTAGGAACTAATTTACCAGATCCTTCATCAAATAATCTATATGCTGATTTATCAACAGCAACATCAGCAACAATTAACCAATTAAGAGAAGCCTTTCAAGTACAAGGCTTACTAGAACGTGACGCTAGAGGCGGAACTAGATACAAGGAAATAATACAAGGTCACTTTAATGTATCATCACCAGACATGCGTTTGGATAGACCAGAGTACCTTGGAGGTGGCAAAAGTTTTATTAATGTCCAACCTATTGCTCAAACTTCTTCTACAGACACAACTACACCTCAAGGAAACATGTCTGGATTTGGAACAACAGGATTTGATAATCATTCATTTTCAAAATCCTTTACAGAACATTGTGCAGTAATCGGCTTAGTATGCGTATTCGCAGATTTAACTTATCAACAAGGTATGTCCAGGTTCTTTAGTAAACGAACTAGATACGATTACTATTGGCCTGCCCTAGCCCATCTTGGCGAACAAGGTATTTTGAATAAAGAAATATATACTCAAGGAACATCTGCAGACGATACAGTATTTGGATATCAAGAAAGGTATGCTGAATACAGATATAAACCTTCTCAAATAACAGGTAAGTTTAGATCAAATGCTACAGGTACATTAGATAGTTGGCATTTAGCCCAAGACTTTAGTTCAGCTCCATCATTAAATGCTTCATTTATAGAAGAAAACCCACCTGTAGACCGAGTAACAGCGGTAAACACTGAACCAGATCTATTATTGGATATGTATTTCAGATTTAAAACAGCAAGACCAATGCCTACATATTCAGT